AACCATTGTATAAGACAACAAAAACGTGCAGACTTTCGTATGATGCACATGATGACCGACAGAGAACTAAACGACTTAGGTATAGGTCGGTCACAGATAAGGGAAGCAATATATGGCAAGAAATCTAACGGATAAGCAGCAGCGATTCTTAGATGTACTATTTGATGAAGCTAATGGTGATGTTGTCGCTGCTAAAAAACTGGCAGGTTACGGTGATAACAGTAACACTGCAGCGATTGTTGAATCTTTGAAAGATGAAATCGGTGAGAAGACTCGTACATATTTTGCACGTACTGCTCCTAAAGCTGCTATGGCTATGGTTGGTGCGTTGTACGATCCAACAGAACTAGGCATAAAAGAAAAGATGGTAGCAGCAAAAGACTTGCTTGACAGAGCAGGGCTTGGTAAGGTAGACAAAGTAGATGTCACTAGCGGTGGTGGCATCTTCTACCTACCACCAAAAGAAGGTACAAACGAATAATACCACAACGAGAACTGGGGTTTTGGCAATTACCTAAACCTCCTAAGACACACAACAAACAATGGCACAAGATTGTCAGGCTAACTAAGAAGATACCGTTTGGTTACGAACTTGACCCTGACAATGACAAACTACTTGTACCTATAGAACACGAACTAGAAGCTTTAGAGCTTGCAAAACGCCACCTCAAGCAGTATAGTTACAGAGCAGTAGCGCAATGGTTGAGTAAAGAAACAGACCGATACATATCACATATGGGTCTAAAGAAGAGAATAGAAGTTGAGCAAAGACGTAGAAAAGCATCTATCACTAAACGTAAGCTTGCCAAGTGGCTCGAAGAAACGCTTGCGGAAATCGAAAAACTCGAAACACAAGGAGTCGGTGCGTACGCAGAAGCCAGCGGAGATAGAAGCCCCCCAGCCTGAAGAACCTATCCCAGCGCAGGTAGTAGCCCCTGACTACGACATTGAAGAAGCACAAGAAGTTGTATTCAAACCGAATGATGGTCCACAGACCACCTTCTTAAGCTCTTCAGAAAGAGAAGTACTCTACGGTGGGGCAGCAGGTGGTGGTAAGTCGTATGCTATGTTAGCAGATCCATTACACGGCCTGAACGATCCTAACTTTTCAGGACTCCTTGTACGACACACAACAGAGGAACTAAGGGAACTCATACAAAAGTCACAGGAGTTGTATCCACGTGCCGTACCAGGAATCAAATGGTCAGAGCGTAAATCTCAGTGGGTATCTCCTAAAGGTGGCAGACTGTGGATGTCTTATCTGGATAAAGATACCGATGTCACAAGATACCAAGGTCAGGCTTTTAACTGGATTGGATTTGACGAACTCACTCAATGGCCTACACCTTACGCTTGGGATTATATGAGATCTCGTTTACGTAGCGCACACAGTAGAGACTTAGGACTTTACATGAGAGCTACAACAAACCCAGGTGGTGCTGGACATAGCTGGGTAAAGAAAATGTTTATAGACCCTGCACCTGCAGGTAATGCTTTTTGGGCAACGGATGTTGAGACTGGCAAAACAATTACATTTCCTAAAGGACACAGCAAGGAAGGTCAGCCTCTATTTAAGCGTAGATTTATTCCTGCGTCACTCTTCGATAACCCATATCTTGCCGAAGAAGGTGACTACGAGGCAATGCTCTTATCACTACCAGAGCATCAGCGTAAGCAACTCCTCGAAGGAAACTGGGACATTAACGAAGGAGCAGCCTTTCCAGAGTTTGACAGATCACAGCACGTTATCGAAAGCTTTGAAGTACCTGACAACTGGACTAAGTTTAGAGCGTGTGACTATGGGTATGGCTCTTATACTGGTGTACTCTGGTTTACTGTATCTCCTGATGAACAGCTTATAGTTTATCGTGAGATGTACGTATCAAAAGTTACAGCTTCTGATCTAGCTGATATGGTACTAGAAGCAGAAGCAAAAGATGGTGGCATGAGATACGGTGTGCTTGATAGCTCTTTGTGGCACAACCGTGGCGATACTGGGCCATCACTAGCTGAACAAATGAACATGAAGGGTTGTCGATGGCGTCCTTCTGATCGTTCACGAGGCTCACGTATCGCAGGTAAAAACGAAATACATCGTAGGTTAAAGGTAGACGAGTTCTTAGAAAAACCTATGTTAGTATTTATGGATAACTGCACTAACACCATAGCGCAGATCCCTGGCATCCCACTGGACAAAAAGAATCCAGAAGATGTAGACACCAAAGCAGAAGACCACTTGTATGATGCTCTTCGTTATGGTATAATGACTAGACCAAGAAGTAGTATATGGGACTATAACCCAGCAAAACAGCGCACAGGTTTTCAAGCCAGTGACTCAACATTTGGATATTAAGAATGGCAGAACAAGAAGAAATGTTTGAAACGGATGATGTCGTAGCTGCAGAGGACAGTACCGACAGTATCTTTGAGCAGAAATCTAGTGTAGTAGCATTTATACAAGAGAGATACAAAAGAGCAGAAGATGCAAGGTATGCTGACGAAAGTAGATGGCTAAGAGCCTATCGTAACTATCGTGGGTTATACGGATCTGATGTAAAGTTCACAGACTCAGAAAAGTCTCGTGTATTTGTTAAAGTAACTAAGACAAAAACATTAGCAGCTTATGGACAGATAGTTGATGTATTATTTGGTAACAATAAGTTTCCCTTAACAGTTAACCCATCTGTATTGCCTGAAGGTGTAGCAGAATCAGTACACATAAATATAGACCCTAATGCAGATGCTGCAGGTGATGCACTAAAAGCTGTAACACGAGATGAAGCTCCAAGGCCATATCTTATTGATGGTGTTACAGAGCTAAAACCTGGTGAGACTCTAAGAGACTTACAAGGACGTTTAGGTGGACTAGAAGACAAACTAGACTCTGTATCTGAAAAGATCATAGAGGGTGATGGTACTACAGCAACAACTGTTACATTTCATCCTGCAATGGTTGCAGCTAAGAAGATGGAAAAGAAGATACATGATCAGCTACAAGAAAGTGGAGCTAACACACACCTAAGAAGTATGGCATTTGAGATGGCACTACTTGGTACAGGTGTTATGAAAGGACCATTTGCTGTAGATAAAGAGTATCCTAACTGGGGTGAAGATGGTGAGTATGACCCTATCATCAAAACAGTACCAGAGTGTAGTCATGTAAGTGTTTGGGATTTTTATCCTGACCCTGAAGCTGACTCTATGCAGGATGCAGAGTATGTTGTTGAAAGACACAAGATGTCACGAACACAACTACGAGCATTGAAGAACCGTCCATACTTTATGGATGACGCAGTTCAGATGGCTGTAGACAAAGGACCAGACTACGTACAGAAGTACTGGGAAATGACTATGGAAGACGATGACACTCAGCCAAACTCTGAGCGTTGGGAAGTGTTAGAGTTCTGGGGTTACGTTGATGTAAAGATACTAGAAGAGCATGGTGTTAAGATACCTAGAGAGTTAGCTGACTTAGATGAAGTTAACTGTAATATCTGGTCATGTAATGGTGAAGTACTACGCTTTGTGCTAAACCCATTCAAGCCTACACGTATACCTTACTACGCAACACCATACGAGCATAACCCATACTCATTCTTTGGCGTTGGTATTGCTGAAAACATGGATGATACACAGACATTAATGAATGGCTTTATGAGAATGGCTATTGACAATGCTGCATTATCTGGTAACCTTATCATTGAAGTAGATGAGACTAACCTAGTCCCAGGTCAAGACATGTCTGTGTACCCAGGCAAAGTCTTTAGGAGGCAAGGGGGCGCACCAGGACAAGGAATCTTCGGCACTAAGTTCCCCAACGTAGCAAATGAAAACATGCAACTATTTGATAAAGCGAGGCAATTAGCAGATGAGTCAACGGGATTCCCGTCATTCGCACACGGACAAACAGGTATTAGTGGTGTTGGTCGTACTGCTTCTGGTATTAGTATGCTTATGTCTGCTGCCAACGGAAGTATCAGAACGGTTGTTAAGAACGTAGATGACTATCTTATCAGACCATTAGGT